TCTTGCCTCATATTTACAGAAGCTTTAACGAAGTAGTCGCATAGCTGAGTTAAAGATACATAAATGTCTTCATTGTCTTCAATTGTTTTAAGTGTTCCGTTTGCTATCATGTCTGTAGTCTACTATAGAATTCTCATGCTGTCAACACGGAATCTTTCTTCTTCTTCGTCTTCATCAATACCCATAAATTCTCTTAAATCTGGTGGCATTATTTTCTTATCTGGAAGTTTAATTGTTTTATTTTGTGCCAATCTAGCGTCTGATTCTTCTCTTAACTTCTCTATCTCTGTTTGGAATACAGTGCCATATGTATAAAGCTCTAAGGCTTGATTTAAATCTCTAGGGGTTAATGCTACAGCATTATAGATAGCACCGCAAACTGCGTCAGATAAGTCTTTAGAGCCTTTTCTTGGGTGATCTACTTTATCCTTCACAATACGAAGTTGCAATAACTCATCAATAAGTAATTGGATCTTAGGCCCAAGCACACGCTCTTCGGTTAAACATAAAGACATATCTTCATAATGCTTCTTAGCAACTGAAAGTAATTCAGTATTGATACCATGAGTTTTTAATTGCTGCATCATATCGTGAGAGTTCCATCGGTCAAATGTAACCAGCTTTAGATTGAATCCCCGCTGCCTTAAACTAATTATGTAATCTTTTACTTCCGTAAAATCTACTGATTTAGATGCAGTCGGGGTCCAAAAACGTACAGCATCAACAATAATTCTAGGTGCTGCTTCCTTATATTTATCACCGATCTTCATTGTTACCCAGCTATCGGTGTGTGCAAGTGCTACAGCACAATGGTCATGTTTTTGTGCAAGGTCAACGTGAACAAAATAAAGTTTGTCTGGATTTGGCTGGAAGTGGTCATCAAATCTACCATATTCATCAACATTTAATTTTGGATTGCTAAAAGCTTTTTCAATTACTGCACGATTTTTAAAGAACGCATCAGTAGCATCTGGTGGCATACATGCAAAACGAGATAGAGCATCCGTTGGGTCTGTATAAAAATCTGTAGTAAAATCTTCAATTTTTCTGGTTGGGTTAACTTCCCAAGTTGGCCTCTTTAATGCGAAGATTCTAGGAATCCTGTATGAAATAATATGGTCTTCTTCCCATTCGATTTCAAATTCATTTCCTTGTGTGCCATCTGGAAGGTCAGCATCAATCTTCAATGTTTTATGTCTAAGCACAACTTCTTTTTCAGCTACCGCTTCATTGTATTTTTGCTGGATATAATCGTTTTTAAAGCGTGGAAATGAAAGCAAGATTACTTTACCAAAGTCTGGGAAACGAGAGTTAACAGAGGCACGATACATTTTATAAATTGATGATGCGGTTTTTGCTTGATCATGACCAGAGGTTGACTCCAGCTCAAAACCTGAGATCTCATCAAGAATAACTACAAGAACGTTATAACCTTCCCAGGCTTCTCTTTCTGAGTGACCTGAGTGAACTGTTACAGACTTATCAAACTCCACCATGTTCGCCTTTGCAATATACTTGCCTTGGAACCACGGGGACTTTTCAATACGTTGATTAAAACCTTTAAAAAATACTCGGTTAGCCTGAATAGCGTTAATAGCAATATTAATAATATCAATAGCATCGCCTGGTGGCTTACCGTAATATGTTGCTGGATCGGATAAACAAAGAAGTAAATGCACCATGTAAGCACAAGCAATAGTTGATGTATAGTCTTTACCAGATCCTTTGCCAAGTTGCAAGATTACTTCATTACATGTTTGTTTAAATATCTTTTCGCCTTCGGCCTCCCCATAAAGTTTATACAGGGTTTCTCTTTTATAGATTTGAGTCGAAGCTTTGATTGACTGATATTGTAATTCAGAAAGTGGAGGTAATCCTAAATAGTTTTTATCAGTTACAAATTGCTCTAGTGTAACTGGCTTTTCTGAAAATTCATCTCCACTTAAAGCATCTAAAAATTCGTTAAAGTCACTCATTGATTACAACTGCTTCAACTTGCCCAGTAACCTGAGAAAGCCTTCTAGCAACCTCCCACTTACAGTGCTCACAGTTTGCTGTAACTTCTTTCAGTATTCCTACAAGAACTTCTTGCTTTCTTTCTGATTCTAAAATTTGGGACGCCATATCATCATTTTCAAGAACTCCAGCTTTATTAAGCATATCAATTCTTTTTGCTTCAATGTCAGCAATTAGCTTAAGTGTCTGCGTCTTTACTGGAAGTGCATCTTGAACATCTGCCTGCTCTACTGTTTTCCAGGCTTCCTTGATAAGCATGTTGTAATGCTCGTCTGCTCCCGCCAAAGCTTCTTTTGCTCTTTCACGAATAGCAGTGCTATCTTGTACGATAGCTTTCCAGTTCTGAATATGTCCTTCGACCTGAACTCTACTTATAGAGAGTGTTTTGGCAATCTGAGTAGCGGTATTGCCTTTAAGCAATTCCTCTACGACTTTGTTCATTTGATCAAACTTGCCAGCAACTTCTAGTTCATTATCCATTATCTGTTTTATAAAAACCTGATCCCTTAAATTGAATTCCAGCGGGGCTGTAAACACGAGCCATTTTATAACCACATGAAGGGCATGGAGGAAGAACTTCTTCATCAGAAAAAGATCTAGTTACCTCTGACTTTTCATCGCATGTAATGCATGAGTATTCATAAACTGGCATACTTAATTATAGCCCATTCTCTCTGCTCTTGTCAACCGCAATTTTAAGTAAAATTAAATAACCAATCAAATCATCAATATCGTTGTCTCCAGCGTAGCCTTGATTATTTTTAACACGGTTCAACTTATCGTCAATTCGCACTTTTAACTGCTCAATGCCGTCAGACTGTGCAAATATTCTACTAGGCGAAAGTGCTGAGTCTCCATAAGATATATTCTTTTCAATTAATAGTTGTGCAATTTCATGGCATGCATTCCAAATACGCTGACCTGAAGGTGCTGATGAGGCATGCAAATATAAATCACTACAGATAAAATTATGAACATCTTCATATACTGGCTTTAACATTATCTATTGTCCTTATCGTTAAATGGATGATCATAGATCTCAGCTCCGTTTACCCCGCCCCACTTTTTAATGTAGTGGGCAACAACAGCAGACCTTTGATCTTCCCAAATCTTTAATTCTTCGGGATTTTTAATTGTATTTGAGGCAGTATGGGTGATATGGTGTTCTGGAATAGTAAATTGTGGATAGCCAGACTTTGAAAGTCTTCTATAATAATCACAGTCTAGATAGTAGCCAGACTTCTGTGTTGGCCATTCTTCATCTCCCCATTCACCGATGTGTTCTACTGCTCTAGTATTAAAAGCACATAGGACATCATACAATGTAAAAACAACCCCCCAATCCTCATTTAAGTTTTCAACAAAGTTTACTAGCTTTGAATCTGTATCATTATGTACCTCACCATCATTATGCATAAAGGAGTAGTAGTCAAAGTTATTCTTGATAGCATATTCACGCATAAAGTTTTGAGTTTCAGTAAAAGACTTTGGTTGGTCTGGTATGAATGTTGCAAAAGGAGTTCCTAGGTAAACAGACTCTGGGATCTCTCCACCAGAGTTGTTAAAGATGATATACTCGTCGTATATGTTTGGATTTACGCTATGCACAGCTTTTTCTAGTAGGTTCATATTGGAAACTACTGGAATAAAAATAAACTTTTTCATTAAATAAGTTGGTCCGTCCAGGTCTTAGGAGTTTTTTCTGTAATAAACTCTAATGGTAAATGGTAGTTAAATGGCTTTACACCCTTAATTTTAATCCATTCCGCCATCTCTGTCAAGCCATCTTCTAAGTTAGTCGTTGTCTCATACCCTAAAACTTTTCTAGCTAAGTCTGCAGAACATACTGCATGCTTTACTTCTTGTGGTCTTCCAGGCATGTAAATAGCATCGCCATCGTAATTCATTATTTTTGAAACAATCTTAAACAATTCATTGATTGTTACAGACTCTTCGTCAGGACCAATATTAATAACCATACCGTTTGCTACATCTGTTTCACATGCAATGATTAATGGATTTGATACATCTTTCCAGAATGAGAATGATCTTACCTGCTCTCCATCACCATAAATAATTGGTTTCTTGCCCTGCAATATTCTGTTAATCATAATAGATGCTACATTTCTAAATGGATCATCATATTTTTGCCTTGATCCAATAATGTTATGAGGAACCAAGATAACATACTCCATGCCATGAGTTGATGATATATTTGCTACTAACTGCTCTGCAGCTAATTTAGCAATACCATATGGGTCTTGTGGCTTAGGAATCATATCCTCTGTAAATGGCAAAGTATCTTGCTTACCATATCTAGCCATGGATGACATATGAACAAACTTCTTTACACCATGCTTGATGGAAGCAGACAATGCTACAGTTGTTATATGAGAAGTATTTCTTGTAACCAATGCTGGTGAAAATACTGACAATCCTTCATAGGCAGTACAAGCTGAATGTACAACTAAATCAATGCCCTTAAACATTCCTTCTACAGCATCAAAATCATTTAGATCTGCCTGCCACCAGGTAACGCCTTCTGGAACATTATCCTCGTACCCACCTATTAAATTATCAATGCCATAGACTTCATGTCCTCGCTTGTACAATTCTTCAGCAAGATGGCTGCCCATAAATCCTGCAACCCCAGTTACCAACACCTTCATTACTTAGTCCACTTTCTAGGTTTTTTAATTAAATCAAAACGTTCTAAAGCTCTTTGTATCGTCATATGAGTACATTTTGCTTCCATTGCCATTTGAAGAACAGTTTTCTTTTCAACTACGTATCGCTTGTATACCCAGTCTCTATTCTCCCAAAGCTTTGTGCTCTTAGCCATTATACCTCCTCACACAACTTCATTTACCGCATACCATGCAATTCCCGCAGCATCCGCCACGTTATCGGACTCAGTTTGGATGCCCAGATTTCTAGCAAAGTCAATTGTCCTTTGCTTTCTACGCTCTCTGATCTTTCCCTTAATCCAGTTATCGGATTTGTCGGGGAATTCAGCTCTGATTGCATCTTTTTCCGCCTTGGTATAATTTTTATTACCTAGGTAAGATTGCCAGGTTATCGGATGGACTTCAACAACCTCTACATTATCACTAAGTAACTCTCCCATTATAGCACCAAATACGTATGCCATCTTCATTCCCGTCGCCACAGACTTAACAGAAATAGCTGCTTCAATAACAACAAAATCAAAGTCTAATGTATCTTTAAATGCTTTTATTTTATTTTTGGCATCAAGGATTCTTTCATATACATCTGAACCTTCAAATGTAACTTCTCCCCATTTTACAGCTTTCTTTTCATTCATTAGGCAAAAAGCAAAGCTATTTGTACTTGCGTCTATACCTAAAACTTTCTTTGCCTTTGGCTTTACCAATTTAGCTAGAGACATTTTTTACCATATCCAAAAGAGATTGACGAGCTTTTTCTTTTTCTTCGCTCTTGCATTTATCGCAAACTTTTGTAGAGTTATAACGACTTAGCTGTACATTACAGCCATGAGTCTTACAGTATCTTTTCTTACCTGCAAGCCTGGCTTTTTGATCGTAATACTTTTCTTTTAGCTTTTCATTAGTTGCTATACGACAACACTCATCAGAACAATACTTTTGATTGTGTGTTTTTGGCTCAAACTCTTTTTGCCCCTGGCATTTATCGTAAGCACATATCACTTTTCAAGCACCAATGGTTCTATATAAACTTCGCCGAGATCTTTCTTATCTGCCCAACAAACTTTCTTTACTGGACAACCCTTGCAGGCCCATTGAGATTTAGTAAATGTACGCTCTGGCAAAGTTCCAGCCTCGTATGCAGCATAAACTTTACGCATCCAGTCCCAAACACCATCAACTAGCTTTTGATTTTTTTCATCCATATTGATTGGTATAATCAAGAAGCTGTTATCATTTTTGTTTTCATAGAAAAAAAAGCCCTGCTGTGCTCCACGAATTTTCATATAAGTTAGTAGTTGAACCTTATGATAAGGAAGTCCTTGCATTTCTGCTTGACGAATAGCAAAAATTTCTTCTTTGGCAGATTTAATTTCTCCTACTACTTCTTTTCCATTCCATTCAATAAATGTGTCTGCAAAACCTCGAATTGGTGGATCATCGTAGGTAACTTCTGTTTCATTAGCTTTAAAGACTGGCGTTTTAGCCATGACTTTCTGTATACGCTCATGCACATACGTACCGTTATCCATGTTAACGACACCCATAGCATCGGTTTCATTTTCAAACTCAGCACCATTAAAAGCAATGAACCAATATCTAGGACAGTTACCATTACCATAACCAATAGAACTAGGACTAAAAGTCTTTTTCTGAGTAAATTCGTTAGGCCTTTTGCCACTTAATACTGCCTCCTCGTACATGTTTGCAAAAGCTACTGGGTCAAAACCATTAGGATCAGATATTTTTTGAAACTTTAAGTTTGCAATAATATCTCTACCCATTAGTCATTCTCCATCCCAATTGCTTTCCGCAATACTTGCATATGCTATATGTCCTCATGGTAAAAGGACAACTAGACTCTTCTATTTCGTGTTTATGAAATAGTCTTTTTACTATATTCATTATACCCCATATCTAGCAGAATACTTTAGGGCATCTACAAGTCTGTTAATAGCTTCTTCAGCTGTGTAATACACGTTCTTCTTCTTTGCATTTTCCCCGCCTTTTTCAAAGGTGGTGTAGTAACGAGACATAACTGCAAATTTGGCTGATAAAGCCTGCATCTTTACAATAAGATCTGGGGCCTTAGATGAAGGAACATCTGGTTTGGCAATAAGCTTAATAATTAAGTCCAGTGCATAGTCAAGATCTGGGTCGTTCATGTAAGCTTTCATATCGTTGAACTCTGTAAGTTCACTAATTAATTCAATAACTGGCTTATCTGTCATTCCATAATCCTAACACAGAACTGGCAGGGATCTCCACCCTCTTCCCATTCCTTTTCTTCTTCTTCGGTTAATGAAGGTACGCCATCATGGGTTGCACAGAACATGTCTGTAATCCAACCTCGTTCAACGCCATTATTAAACCAAATCAAAAACTCAGCTTGATTTTCTTCAGTTATCATTTTGTGCCTCCCAGCACTCTACCATTTGCTCAAACAATGCCCATTCAATTACTGCAAGTCTGGTCTTTTGACCTTCTCCGCCCAATATTAATTTAAGTACAGGATACTTGTCCCTGCTAACCTTAAAAGTATCCGTACAAATTTTCGCCCAAATTTCTTTTGAAATGGAGATGGATTTACTATACTCCTTATAATCAACCACGAAATCATGCCATTGGCTATCACCCTTTTGATATACGCCTCTACCAGAATTCTTTTGAGCTTTTGCACCATCTCTTTTAATTTCTCCACGCTCTGACATTAAATTGAAACCGCCGAGTCATGACCATTACTGCATGTCCACTTTAGTTTATTATGTGTTCTATCAATATAACCCTCATAAACAATCTCTTTGCATTCTGCATTTTGACATGAGAAAGAACCATTGGCTGGCTCCATGTATACATCAACTTGATTTTCTTTCTTCAAAAACTTTTCAAGATTTGTCATAAATCTCCTGCTTAATCTTTTCAGCAACTTCTGGATTTTCACGCAAATACTCGACAGCCTTAGCACGACCTTGGAATCGCTCTTCATTAACCGTGTACCAAGCACCGCCCTTTTGAACAATACCCATCATCTCTGCTGTATCTAGGATTTCTCCAACGGCATCAACTCCGACTTTATCCCCTTGGAAGTAAAAATCATATTGACCGCTGAGTCCCATTGGTCCAGTTTTATTGTAGTCAATGATCCAATTAACGGGCCTGCCAACTTTTTGTTCAATGATCTTGTCACCAACTTGGATTCCAGACTTAATAGCATTTGCATCAGCTTCGGATGCCCAAAGCTTGATGACGGTGCTGGAGAAAAACTTAACTGCCATGCCCCCTGTTGGGATATGCGACGCATGCATAGAACCAAATTGGTTTCTCTGCTGAGAAATAAGAACCAATAGCGTATTTTTGTTTGCGTAGTTAAGCATTTTGACTGCATGTGTCATATCCTTTGCTTCTGCACCAATCTGCTTGGTGTCTTCTAACTTCTTAAGATCAGAACTATCTTTCTCAAAATAAATGGCGGGGAGTAGTGCTGAGATAGAATCTACAACAATAATATCTACTCCCGCCTCCATAAGTTGTTGTGCAACATCCACCATATCATTAATAGATTTAGCAGGAGAATAGATAAGAGAATCTGAATCTACTCCAAGACGGGCTGCCCAGACTGGATCATAAGATGCTTCTGCATCAATCCAAGCACATGTTTTTCCTTCTTTTTGAGCTTGTCCAATCATCTGCAAACAGAATGATGATTTACCAGCGGATTTGTTTCCCCAAATAAGAACTTGACGACCAAAGCCTAGGCCACCTTTTAGGCCCATAGTCAAACCAATACTAGGTGTCTTTTGCTTTTCTACGCTTACTGTTGTCGCTAGTTGCAGTCTTGCTCTTGTTTTTGGGTCTAGCTTTGCTAGAATTTCTTCCGTTATCATTCATGCTCTTTTCTAATTCAATCGCTACTTCTTTAATCTGCTCATTACGACTTGCTGCCAAAATGTCTATAATGGTATAGATTGCTTTTTCATCTTCCGCTCTTACGACCAAAAGATATTCGTTTTCCGTACCTTTAAGTATGTAGGACTCAGCCATATACTTATATTATACACTATTCTGCGGATTCTGTTTCTTGTGTATCTGCTGCATCAGCAACCTCAGCTGGAGGCAGATCTGCTAGTGTAAATGTAAGTGCCTTAGTCTCTTCATCCTGATTGATAGCAATAGTCTTGCCTGCATAATTAGTAAGAAGAACTTCAAGAGGTACCTCTACTGTCTTAATTGTTGCAAGAATTGCTGCACAAATCTGTTCAATTGTAATCTGTGTATTTGGAGCCTGAGTTTCATTTGTCATATTTTAATTCACCTCCTTAACATATAAAGTTCCATCTTCCATCTCAGCGATGGCTGGGTCACAAATTTTTCCTGGCTGCATTTTGCCAAGAGCCTTTGCGTACAATTTAGGAAAAGCAATAACACGCTCTAGATTCTTATCTGCATCAGAAAGAATAATGTGAGCCATCATCTTATTTGCTTTTGTTTTGTAGTGTGTAAAGTCTAGCACAAGCCTCTTACCGCTGTCAATCTTTAGCTTATCACGATATAGCCAGTGTACAAATGGATCATCAATTTGGTTAACAACATCATCAATAGTTACAAACTTGTGAATACGGTTATCTCCTACCAAGAAGAAGTACATCATACCTGGCTCAATTTGTGTATTCTCTGCATGGAAAATACCTACTGATCCTGTATCATCTACAAGCTCAACTCTTGACCAGCCCGTGCCTTTCTTGATTGATTTAACCATTGCTAAAAGTACAAAGCATCCTTGCTCTAAAAATTCCTCAAGTGGGTTCACCTGAGCTTTAATTGCAGGGCTAAGCTTTCCTGTATCAAATTTTGGTATGCCCAAATACTCATAAAGATTTTCATTTTCAGTACCTCTTCGTGGGTTATCTGGAAATGCTGCAGCACCGATCATATTCAAAGATTCAATTGCTCTTGAATTAATACCGCTACCTTTTTGCAATGATCTTTCAGTAAAGTCTATATATGACTTAAAAGGTCTTAGGGATATAATCTTACTTCCAATATTATCTGATATGAACTTAATGTTTGACAAACCAAAGCGAATGGAGTTTCCCTGAATGCTAAAGTCCAGCTCTGATTCATTTACATGCGGGAGAAGAACTTTGATACCAAGTCGCTTGGCTTCCAAGAGATAATCTGTTCTAGCATCTTTGTCCTTCTCGTTTTTGAGAACGGCAAACATAAACTCAAGAGGAAAATAACACTTAAGCCAAGCAGTATAATAAGAAAGCATAGAGTACGCAATAGCGTGAGAGCGGTTAAACGAATAGCCCGCATGAGCTTCAAAGTCATGCCATAGCTTTGTGGCATCCTCAACAGTAATGTGTTGTGAAGCACCTGAGATAAATTGGTCTTTATACGCATCAAATTCACTTGCATCCTTCTTCTTTCCGATAATCTTTCTAACCTTATCAGCATCAGCCCATGACATTCCGCCCAAATAAACGCAAGCCTGCATAACTTGTTCCTGATAAATAATAACGCCATATGTACGTTTTGTAAACTCTTGCATAATAGGATGAGCATAAGTAATCATCTCGTCCCCTCGCTTACGTCTAATGTAAGAGCCACCTACAGTATTCATAGCACCTGGACGTACAAGGGCATTTGATGCAGCTAAATCTTCAAATGTGCTTACACCCATTTTCATAAGCAGATTAGTATAAGGAGTTGCTTCTGCTTGGAACACACCCTTTGTAAATCCACCTGAAAGCATTTCAAATACCTTTTCATCGTCAAGCTTAATTGACTTAAGATCAACCTTCTTTTTCTTAATGTGTTCGATAGTCTTTAAGGTATCATCAATAACAGAAAGGGTTTTAAGTCCAAGCACATCCAGCTTAATCAAACCTAAATCTGCTGTTTGCTCCATGTCATAGGCTACAACTGGAATACGTCCTGACACTGATTCATTAGGGTCTTTGCGTGTTTCAATAGGAACATACTTGCTAATATCGTCCTTAGCTACTACAACTCCCGCTGCATGCATACCATTGCCACGAATCTTTCCACGTAGCATTGAAGCGTATTTAGTTACCTCTGGATATTTTTTTCTGAATTCAGCGGTAGAAGGATTTGTTTCATATTCTTCAAACGTCTCAACACCCTTAAGTGCTTTATTAACTTCGCCAAGTGGGACAAGGAACGCACGAGCAACGTCACGAATAACTCCTTTATCTTTAAAATACTGATACGTAGAAATAGAAGCAACATGCTTAAATTTTTTACGCAGGTAATCTTTTACTTCTCCACGACGACGATCCATAAAGTCTGTATCAATATCGGGGAAGTCATTACGCTCTGGATTAATAAAGCGGAAGAACAGCAAGTCAAATTTGATTGGGTCTACTTCCGTAATACCCATCAAATAACATACTAAAGATCCTGCTGCAGATCCACGTCCTGGTCCAACCATGATTTGGTTTTCTTTTGCCCAACCCACCATATCGCCAACAACAAGGAAGTAGCTAGCAAAATTTTTATCAGCGATGACTTGAAGCTCTTCTTGTAATCTTTCTCTGTATGTCTCATTGTCTAATCCTTTTTCTACTAGAGACTTTTCACACAACTCTTTTACAGTTTTTAATGCATTTTTCTTTGGTACTGGAAGCAGATCTAAGTTTTCATGGAAATCGTATTCCTGAATCTTGTCTGCAATTTCTACTGATGATTCGTAGATATCTGTTCTTTTAAAACCCGCTTTAACAAAATCTGATTCAATCTCAGAGCGGGATTGAATATAAACGTTAATGTCAGCGAAACTAATAGGGCGATTGGGATAAAGATGATCAAAGCGATCAAGGACAGTAGATCTTTGACGACCACTGGCATAATCTGCTTCTTTATTTTGCGTGGGTTTAGTCGAGAGGATAAGGAGGAGTTCTTCCAAATCCCTCTCCTCTTTCTTTGCAAAATGACAGTCTCCTGTAGCAACTGGCTTCACTCCCAGCTCGTCTGCTAATTCAAGCAGCGAGTTATTCAATTCGACTGGGTTGTGTGCTTGAACTTCAATATAAAAGTCTTTGCCAAAACGATTCTTAAACATCTTGACATATTCTCTTGCTTTATCGTTATCTCCACGCTCAATTGCCTTAGAGATAAGCCCATTCATACAACCAGACAATACAATTATACCGTCACCAAACTCCCAAAGGGAGTCAATATCAATACGTGGTTTGCGGTAATAACCTTCTGTCCAAGCAATCTGAGAAAGCTTTTGTAAATTCTTAAGACCTAAGTCATCTTTTGCAAGCAAGATAATATGGTTGTAAACCTGAGTATTATCATCACGCTTCTTAACTTCACGTTTGTCGAACCTATCAGTCTCAGAGATATATGCTTCAATGCCAAGGATTGGTTTCATTCCCAGCTCTTTTGCAGCAATCTGCATATCTCTATGAGACGATAGTGTTCCGTGGTCCGTAATAGATAGACATGTCTGACCCGCTCCCTTAGCAGCTTCTAATAACTCACGTGGAGTATTAAGTCCATCCATAAGGGAGTAATGGCTATGGACATGTAGATGCACAAAGTCAGACATAATTATCTTTTCTATTAGTTAGTTATTACCACTCAACGGCGGATGAGGTGGATGATGCAGATTCATCAGACGCATCAGAAGTAATTCCAAGATAGAAGTTCTCCTGCTCATCGTAAGCAACATCACGGACTGCAGTCTTCGTGAGGTCAAACAACTCATACTTATCAAAATCAATTGGAGCTACATCTGCTGTAGGCAATGGAATAATTGAGTAGTTAGTATCAGTTGAAGTTCCTGTACGCTTAAGCTTCCAAGTCAAGTTGGAGATGCTTCCAGTCTCACCTGCGTAGTTGATAATCTCTGGTGTAGCAGACTTTGGACCTGCTCCCTGAGAAAAGATTGCAACGTATGGCTCATTCTCTCCATCGTCTACAATTACATTTGAATAAAAGCGGGACTTGCCCTTCCAACCAGCCTTCGGATCACGACGGTGTTGTTCACAACCAAAGCAACGACCTTGGTCTTCAATTGTGCAAAGTGCCTTACGCTTGTAGTCTTTAGGGTTAGTATGTTCAATTGCAATAAAACCAAGACCAGCCTTCTCAACGTAATTCTTTGAGTCTGCATCTAGTTCCTGCATAAATCTGATTTTTACTGATTGGCCATCTTTAAGCTGTAGCCATCTCCCCTTTTGTGAATCGCCCGATGTTGCTGGACGTTCCATTTGCTTGTTCATATTTGCCAAACCTGTTACGATTCCCATATATATTCTCCTTAGTGTAGTGGGCTGTTTAGTGCCCTGTGTCTTTAGTATATCACATAACTGCGTATTCAAAATGCGGAATTGCATTTTTTACACACATTTTTATTTCTTCATCTGTGAGATCGCCCACATCTTTTGCTCCATGTGGATAGACAGTTGCACCATCTACACAAGCCCACAAAACATTTTTATTCTTTAATTTATTAGCAATTGTTTTACCCAATGACCTGCCTGCTGCATCGTTATCCGTCATAATAATAATTGTAGATGCATACTTATTTAGATGTTGAATATTAATATCTGATATGCTTCCACCTAATGTAGCGACAGCATTTGGATATCCCGCCTGCCATAAACGAATAGCATCAAAGCTAGACTCAACAATAATAATAGTACCGCCCTCACGCTTTGCTCTATGTAGATTAAACATGGTTTTATTTCTTGGCAGGTTAGGACTATTCTTAAATGACTTGCCTTCTATTGATCTTCCAATCACCCCAACTAGCATTCCATCTGGAGAATGCAATGGAACCATAGTCATTCTCTGAATTGAAGAAAAACCAAGCTGAAAGTATTCCATTGCTTCTTCACTAATTTTTCTAGAAAGCAAGTAATCTTTTGAACCATGGGAATTCGACATCAAAAGCATGTGTGCACCCTCTACTGTTTGAGTAGGAAATACTTCAAACTCTGGCTTATCCTCTAGTAAATCTTTTAACTCTTCTTCAAGTGCTTGTGCAGCAGTTAACTTATTTGCTTGAATAAACCTTAAAGCTTCAAAATCATTTCTATTTGTCAGCTTCTTAACTAAATCAAGTATTGTTCCAGCAGAATTACAGCTTTGGTTATAGCAAACATAGAGTCCTTTTGCATAACTTACAGCAAAAGCTGGAGAATCTGTGTTGTGGTGAAATGGGCAAAGGCAAAGAAAATCTTCTCCTGATTGCGAAACTACTTCAACCCCGCAGGAACGCAAAATAGAGCGGAGATCCGCTTTAGAGTATGCATCCTTCATTGTTATCCTTTTGGTATTAAACTCTGGCCTGAAAAGCCTTCGTATATCAATGCTTTCTTTTTACCTAAATAAATACCATACATCACTAGATTAAAGCTGTATTGGTCTTTACTCTCATTGTATTTTACATTAAATTGTGGTGAGATGTCAAGTACTGGGACATATCCTTTGTCTCGCATTTGCTGAACAAGTAGTCTCTCATAATTTTCTCTCGAACTCTGAAATTTAGAATCATCTTTGATTATTCCATTCATCCAGAAATCGTGTATCTTTCTTGGGTACATGATCACCTATCTTTGTATAAATTATACCAAGATAAGGAATCATTTCATAAACTAATTGTCCATGTAGTCTCTTTCATAAACTCCAAAAGCAGACTTGGATTTCTTTTGCCACTCTTCAGTAGTTCTAGGATCCACTCCATTAGTCAATGTCCAATGGTCTTTTGTAATCATATGAAAGAAAATCATAGCGGTATATTGATCATCTGTAAACTTCTGTCTAGGTCTCCAATGGATCTGGTCCCCGCCTGCAAACACAATAGCCTGATTATTTTTTAAGATAAACTCTTTCTTCTCAATAACAATTGGCCATTCAACGTTTGCATCAAGTTGATAATCAATAACAAATTCAGTTCTGTTTGCATCAATATGCGGGGGCAAACAAACTTCGCCATATTGGTTGTTGTAATAAGAGTATCCGATATCTCCTGGAACTAGGTCTTCGCCAGAAGTTTCTCTTGCTAGCTTAACTACGATATCCATGATATCTTCCCTGATCTGATTATCAAGCCCCTTTAGGTATCTACCATTATGTGGGTCAACAACATCAATCTCCTTTGAATCAATAAATCTTTTGAGCCATTGAATTTGTTCTTCATTAAATAGATTATCAACGACTATATTTTGCTGGTCTTTACCTGGCATTATGAAATCCCCTTATCGTACAACTCTGTAATTATACCTCTGTTTAGGTCCCAGTCCAAGTAGAAACCGAACTCGGTTCCATGGCGGTTCTTTCTACTTACAATCTCCATAACATTTGAGTCAGGATTTTTATGAACTGCAATAGCCATATCAGCATCGTATTCAATAGCCTTAGACCAAGCAACTTGTGATAGCAAAGGTGGACCATCTTGGTCAGATGTATCATCCATAGTTGCAGCAGTGATATCAATAATTGGAATATTATTATTCATAGCTAATGCCTTGAACGACTTTGAGATATTCATGTTACGTTCTGTTGGAGCCTTCGAACCTTGATTATCAGCAAATAGCTGGTGGTAATCAAGAATAACAATATCGGGTTTGTGCTGGTCAATTTTTGCCTGTACTGTAGCAGGAGTTACTTCGCCAGAACCCTCATTTGATACAAGGATAAACTGATTCTTGTCAGCAAACTTTTTAGTTCCCCAATCATCAAACTCGGACATATCAATACTACCTCTAGCAAAATCAGAAGCCTTAAACAATCCCGACCCCATCATAGTATAAATACGGTCACGCATATTTTCAGGAGTCATTTCAAGAGAGATGATCATAGGCTTAAATCCCTGCTCCCAAGCCTTACAAGCCAGATAAGAAGAAAGCCATGTCTTACCCCTACCTGGCCAACCAATCATGACGATAAGGTGTCCTGGAGCCATTCCTGTGGGGTATGCATAGTCAATAGCTTTAAATCCAGTCATAATTCCTGGGCTACCACCCATAATGTCAGAGCGGTTCTTGACAGCCTCATAGTGCTTTTCAGCAAGTTTAAAGTCTGTTAGATCAACGTCTCTTACATTAGATGTAAGCTTGCCCAACTTAGAAAGTTCTTTTTGCATGCTATCAATAACTCTAGATGAAGCATCTGTCTTCAAACTAGCTCCAGAAGTTAGGAGTAGGTTTCTTAGACGTGATGCAAGATATTCATTCTTTAAAGTATCTAAGTAGTATGCAGTTTGACCTTTTACATTTACTGGCTCAAAATCTTTAAAGCGTTCCTTCAAGACTGAGATATCTGGGACTGCTTTAAACTTAAAGTAATAAGATTTTAGCCCATCCCAAACATCTCTATGAGAAGTAAAGACTTCATCAATATTATCAGCAAGAACTACAGAGATATCTTTGTTCTCACATATTGCAGTTATAACAGCAGCCTCAGCGTTCATTGTCTCTTTCTTCAACCATAGTCTTAGTACGTAATCTGATTAATTCCCGTCGGGACTTATCTTCTTCTTGCTGTTGCAATGCTAAATCTAACTTCTCGAAGTTATAAAAAAACCACTGCATGCTGTGTGGTGCTTTAGGCACCTTGAAATAATACTCAAGCAGAACTTTTGCTCTGTCATATCCTACGCTATCAATGACATCTTGCATTGCCCACTTTTCACGATAACGATTTACAACTGGGGCCTTCTTGTAATTCTCTTTAAAAAGAGTGCAATAAAGACCTACTAAGCCGTAAGCCAACTTTGCTTCATCTTTTGTCATTTCTTACCTTTTAGCTCCGCTTCAATCTCGTTGACTTTTTCCATCAACTTACCCTCGACAAAAGTATATACCCTGTTTGTGGCTTCGTCAACTGTTTCATGACTACGCTTAAAATCTTCAACACCAATAGAAACCTTCAAGCTTTCATAGTTGCCCAAATTTCTTGTAAACTGCAACTCGACTTTAACATTGGTATTTCCCGACTCGCTAGTCAGATTCGCCATCGTGTACTTCTTCCCTGCTCATAAGAGCAAATCCTGGTTTAAACTTCTTAACATCTTTATCCGAAAGATGCTGGTATAGCATCATCAAACGATCAGATATGCCTATCATAGCATCTAGGTCGTCCTTTTGTACAGCCATTTCCATAGCATATTCAAGAACTTTTAGTGATTGTTCTAACACATGCTTAGCTTCTTTATTTAACTTTTGATCTACCATTCAGGCTGTTTCCAAACTGGGACAAACTCCCCCTCGTTATTTTTCATATACAAAACACTTTCTTGATTAATCATAGCCTCTAGCTCTGCTCTGCTTGGCATATTACCTGGAGTAATTCTACCATCAGTTCTAGGCCTACCTCTATGAACTGTTTTAAAGAAGTCATGCATATTTCTAATATCATCTTCACTCCAAAAGTATTTTCCTGGAGTTTTGTTTCCATTAAGAGCATATGCTCTTTGTGGATGTTGAAGATTACCTCTGTATAAATGAAGCTTGATTGTGTCTTCATGTTTACCGATAATCTTTACTACTTCTGAGATGGGGTAAGCGTGTTGTTTATTTTTATTGACATCCGCCAAACTATAAGCAACACGCTTCTCCAAGCGATAATTCCAAGCAACAAGTAAGTCCTCAGCTCTGGAACGTCTTAGTACCTTATGAAGGTCCCCATTTAAATAGAAGTACCGAAGCTTCTCGCTAGCTTTTCTTCTACTTTTCCGATCCATGCACCAAACCTGCTATCTCTTCTTACCATCCATCTTTTGCCACACATTATACAAAACAACTCAACTCGCTGATCTTGTGGATATGTTCTATCAACAAAAACACGACCTAAGCATTTTTTACATTGTAGCTGTATTAACTTTTTAATTTTTTTATTACTTTGCTGCCTTCGCCAAAGCCTTATCAGCATCAGCAATAGCTGTAGTTGCTACCTGAGTAAGAACCGCTGCTTCTGGTGCAGACAAATGCTCTTGCTTTACTAGCTTTGCAACCAAACCACGTGGGTTAATCTTTGCAAGAACTGGACCAATAACTCCGTAGATTGCTGCAAATGCAACATGCTTGAGGTTATGGTTTGCTGCTCCACCACGCTGCCAAAGAATGACAGCTGCTGATGCAGTTGCATATACGTAGTGCTCAACCAGAGTCTTCTCTGAATTTGTGATCTTCATTTTTCTCCTATAGGTTATGCGGTAAAAATTTTACCGTCAACTACACAAGTGTAGTCATGAATTTGAATTAGCTGCATATGTGGATAGTCATTGACAACATGTGCCACTGCAAATCCTGCCTGCCAATTCTTTTGTATGGAATAATCCATCTTATCCTCATCGCAAAGATGCCCAATTTCATATCCACGCAACTCTTGTCCCGTGATATTGTATGTTTGATAATAGGCCCCCATACGATGGGAATGTCCACGTACTAGGGATACCCCCCAGTTGTTAACGTCATTACGCACTGATTCTCCAGAGTGCTTGGAAATGGACTCGCCATGGTGACCATACATATCGCCATAACGTTTCACAGGAGGCTCGTTATATTCGTGCCAGTGAATGCCATGCTTTTTATATTCATAGAGTGAATCAGGTGTAATGAATTCTAGAAATGCTGGAGCTTTCTTTGCAAGATAATCTCCATGTCTTGTCCACCCATGATTACCATCATGAAAGTGAATCTCTGCTTCTGACCCCGCCGTCTTTCTAAGATCAGCAAGAAAATCTCTTGTGCCAGTTACGCCACCGTCAGATACTGGGATAGAAAATTCTGCAGGGTATTCTGCAGCCCAACGTGAGGTTGAATCTGCATCATCAATATCGCCAAGCAGGTCTACTGCATCTGGCTTGAACCACTTCATAACCTTCATGAACAGTTCTACTTTTCTTGGATCATGGCGGGGGAAATGAATATCCGATACCATCATCCACTTTAAGTCATTAGTCATATAATCCTTTTTCTAGGTTTAGTAAATTGTACTACTATGCATTATTATTTGTCAAGCAGCGTGTGCTTTATTATGCTCAATCCGTGAACACAAAAAAAGATTGATTAATCTATTATCAGTTTTATCATGGTTGATATGATGAATAGTTTCCCAATCATTGATTATTCTATTTAATTTTTTTTCTATTACTAGCCGATGTTCGTAATACCAGCCTTTAAAGTTTTTAGGATGTTCTGGAACTTTAATTAAAACGTAGCCTTCTCTACTAACCTTACTTTCCCTCTTTACCCAAGAAGTAAGTGGCTGGTACATTAGTAACCTACAGCAACCCAATACAAGTAATAATTTTTATAAGTGTTACTCTTTGAAACTATTGTAAACACTGCTTCTGAGGCAGTAATTGTTTTAGATACATAAGCATACCCTTGATTGCCACTAGATGTCAAGATTGTTCCTACAACTGATACTGGGGCACTCTTAAACTGCTTATTAAACTTTACGGTAACAGTTCCAGAGGTAACTGGCGTATGTCCGTAATCAATAACAAGTGGGCCAGATTGGGTGGCAGGTTGTCCTGTTGCGGGATCAACTGTTGTGCTTGTGCCAAATACCTGTGCTTGCAAATCTTCGATTGCTTTTTGCTGACCATTTATTGTATCAATCATTGTGCTAATAGTATTAAGATCTAGGACTGCGTTATCTGATTGAATAATTCTATTACTACTCACTTAGCTTTTCTCCCTCTGGATGAACAAAAATTTCTTTTTGCCCCGCATCTACTATATCTTGCTCTAGCCACTCTAGAACATCTGGCTCAACAACATGCCTACGCTTTGAATCGCTTATAAGATATATTTTACCATCAGATATATCTTTGACCAAAGTACCGTCACGAAATCCAACCACGCCAGCAATCGGTAGGTTGGAAAGCATTTGATCTTTAGTAGAAATAATGGGCAGGCTCCAGGACATCGCTGCTCGTTCTGAAACAACAGTATATCTTTTTGAACCCTTTATATAAAAATAGCCCTTTTCAGTATGAGCTATTAATCCGCTAGGAACAACGGGATAGTATGTTCGCTTTGGCTTAACTTTCTTTTGAAACAAGATTTTCCAACTTTTCATTGTAATCTATAATTGCTTTCTCTTTTTCCTTTTTAGCTTCTTCATTTTGAGTTAATTCAGCTCTAAGGATAGCTTTTTCTAATTCGTGCTGTGCTGCCATCTCTCCAATTCTTTGTTGAAGAGCCATGATAATCAATTCTTCTTTACTCGCCATTTTCCACCTTATTTGCGTTTTGTAGTCTTAGTTGTTCTTCATGCTCTAAAGAGTCCAGCTCTTCTTGCAAAATGGTAATCTGTCTCTGAACATCAGCAGCTTGAGCTTTAATGTCAATTATAGATGCTTCAGAAGGAGAAGCCTTTGAGCTTTCCTGCTTTAAAGACAAGTTTAAGTTATATTCATTAAACCTGAGATTCTTTTGATGTGATTTTACAATATTAACTTTGTCTTCATACGACAATACTTCATCAGACATTTATTACCTCCAAGTTGATTATATCACGTTTAAACATTTTTTTCACCTACATATGAATCATAGCATAGGATATCATTTGAGTAGTAAGGTCTATTTGGTTCAACCTTAATTGATATTAAGTCATAAGATGAATCCTCAATTACTTGTACTTTATTTACTTCCGTCCAGGATTGATTGTTGTACGACCATACATAATCACCCTTAGCAACATTATCGGAGTTAACAAATGACATTATTTTATCTCTGTTAATCAATATTAGATGTTCTTTGGTAAAGTACTCATCATTGATGATAACAACAACGTCAGTCTTTCTATTTACAATATCAGCAACTTCCACTAATTCATTACCATAAACCTCTACATTTTTATCTTGCCATAGTGAAAGTGCATCATAATCTATGTAAGAATCTATGTTAGAGGTTAATACTTTATCCCCCAGCTTTATTGAAGATAGTGGTATCACACCCTCAGTTGTTCTAGCAGATATTGCCAAGTCAAGGCTTGATCCGTATGTAAAAGCAAAAGGCGTAAAGCTAAAGTGTGGTGTAAAGCCAAATGGGGTAAAGCCAAATGGTGTAAAGCTAAAGTGTGGCGTAAATCCAAATGGGGTAAAGCCAAATGGTGTAAAGCTGAAGTGTGGAGTAAATCCAAACGGCGTAAACGCAAATGGGGTAAAGCTGAAGTGTGGAGTAAATCCAAACGGTGTAAACGCAAATGGGGTAAATGAGAATGGTGTAAAGCTAAACGGTGTAAAACTAAACGGAGTAAAGCTAAATGGAGCAAATGTAAATGTTCCACCACCTGTAGTAACTATATAAGTTCCACTGGCTGATCCACCTGCTTGACCATTATAACCTGAAACAATCTTCCAAGTTAATGTTTCTCCTGCATACGCTCCAGTATACACGTAGGAAGTTGTTGATGTAGCTCCATCAGGAGATGAGAAACTATTAATATATACAGAATATCCTGTAGCATTTGTTCCAGCTGTCCAGGTGAGTGTGACTGTGCTTACACCGTCAAAAGATAATTGAACATTTGTTGGTGGACCTGCGGTTATTTGTACAAATGGTGGAGTAGTAGCTGAACCACTAATAGACCCACCTTCTGTTCCTGCCGAGTTTACACTAACAATCCTCCAACTTACTGTTTGATTTGGGACAAGTCCGCTAAATGTGTAAGTAGTTCCTGACGTGTTTCCGTCAAGTACGCCATTAATATATGCGTTATATGAGGATGCATTTGACCCTGCTGTATAACTAATGGTAAGACTTGCTTGTGTAGAAGAAGTTGAATTTGGAGTTGCTGAAATTAATGTAGGTGCTCCCGCAGTTGGAGCTTGATATATTGGTCCCCAGAACCAGTTTCTATTAGACACATCAGAGGCAACTCTTGTTCCAACACCGCCGTAATCATTAAGACCCTGAGCCTGAACAATATAGTACCCATTTTGTGGGAAATAATATGTTCCTGAAGATCCTGTTATAGTACCAGAATCCATAGCTGTATAAGAAATATCAGTTCCATATCCTGTTACGCCTGTACCGTGTGATCCGTAGTAAACCCAGTAATTTATTGAAGTTGCACCCACAGATGAGATTGTCATGTATCCTTGCGAAGTAGAGGTTGTTGAGCCAATTCCTGTTCCGTAGTGCGGGATAAATGTTGCTGGGCCTGGTTTTGTATATCCAGTAACTGATACTTCGCCTTCTAATGATCCATATCCTGGGTCATATGCATCAATCTTTAAAGTTGCATATCCTCCTGCTACAACATTTGTTACAACAACATCATAGTATCCCGTTGAAGGATTGTAGGTTGGACCACTATATTGACCATAACTATAAAATGGTCCAGGGCCAGAAGTTGTTCCCCCAGTAAATGTAAAGAGCCAGCTATAGCTTGAATAGTTGGAATTTGTTATAGAAAACTTAAATCCATCTGAAGTTCCTACTGGAGTAGTTGTTGTAATAGTGATCGGGTTGTGATATGGTGCTTGCGGAGTAAAATAAACTGAGCTAGAGTTCGCTGAAGTTCCATTAGCATTTGTAGCAGTAACATAAGCACTAAGTTGATATCCATTGTTACCCAGCCCAGTAAGATTAATCGGGCTTGTTTGTCCCGTCTTACTTACTGCTACTACTTGATATAAGCTTGCTGGAGCTGTTGCAGTATAGTAAGAAATTGGATATCCACCATTTTGACCGTCAGGAACTGTAGCAAAATAAACGTTTGTTTGTTTATCTAAGTTTGAATCAGCACTTATTGCAGTAGGAGAATTAGGAACTGTTGTGACTGTGATAAGATTTGACGCTCCTGAAGGTGTAGCTAATCCTCCACCATTGTGAGCTGTAGCCCGCATATAATACTGAAATCCTGCTGTCAATCCCGTCCAAAGGTATGAAGTTGATTTTGTTGTTCCTGCTTGATACCAAGAGGAGCTTCCGTACGGTTGATATTCAACTAAATAATAATCAATTGCATTTCCATTGCTTGGAGGTGCTGACCAAGAAACCTGAATAGCACCATTGTTCCAGGGCCTGTTCATTCCTACATCTGATGCAGAAAGATCTGTGATTTGTCCTGGGCCTTGGGGCGGTGTCACTTGAACTGAATCAGAAACTGAAACTCCTGTTTGTTGGTCTTTAGCCGTAGCTGTTACAACAAAATTAAAATATGAGCTATTTGGATAAGTGCTTAAAAAGTCTGTGGTTTGCAAGGCATATTGAACGGACGTTGAAGATCCTTGAGCTGGATTTGATATTGTAAGTGGAGAACCTATGGCTCCAAAGTTTGTGCCATCTGATGATACTTGAAATACATATGTAAGTGAAGTAATGTCCGATACAGAATCTGACCAATTGTAGTTAGTTCCAGTTAAGGTGGCAGGATAATTTGAGCTGTTTGTAGATATAGTTACTTTAGATTTAATGGTTGGAATACGAGATTGAGCAAATACGTTTGTCCAAGCCCCTCCTACTTTCATGTAGGCATTTTTAATTGGTGTCCAGGCACCAGAAATCTTCATATACATGTTTTTAATAGGTTGCCAAACACCGCTAACCTTAATATATGAGTTACCCATTTATATCCTTTACGCTACGCTAAAGATGATATCTCCATCACGACCTACAGAGGAATAATTTCCTCCAGTTATCTGAGTTGATGTAGAACCACTATAGTAAAAAGCTTTTCCTCTGCTAATTCTACCATATGAATCTGCCATAAGTACAGCGGAGATATCATTGTAAGATAAATCGTAGTGTGGATTGGTATCTATTGCTGCACTCTTAATATAAACAACTCCTGAGTTGGCATCAAGTGTTAATGAAGCTTGAATTGAAGATCCATTTTTAGCAACAATATTTACTCCACCCCCAGAAGATCCCGTTGTTACTCCTAGGTAACCGCCATAGCTAGATGTGTTATCTCCCATATAAAGAGCAGAAGATCCTGAAGCTTGAGATGGGCTTCCCGTAAAATAAGACCCTGAAAGCCCAGTGCTTACTGATCCTCCACCGTAGCTGTATGGCAAAATTTGAGCAGACTTCAATTGCATAGATGTATCTGAGAATAAAATGGCATTTCCTGAAGCACCACCATTATTCATAGTAATGTTTGAGCCATTGATTGTTGCACCAACCATTGTTACTAATCCCGTGGAATCTACGGTAAAGTTACTTCCTGCATAGATTACTGTATCTCCAGCATATGTTGGGTTCTTTATTCCTGCAGAATAGTTGGTATTGCTTACTGTTCCCGATATAGTTAAAGATTTTGCTGAGGAGTCTAGAACAAACTGACCTGATGAATCTGCAATCTGACTTGAATTAACTATCCACCCGCCAATATTTGCAGAGGTTGTTGAAAGTGTATATGTTCCATTTGTTAGGATAGAGGTTGATCCGTTTGAACCTAAAGCTGTAATACCTAGTTCACCAAAGTTTACGCTTCCAGTTGTATTAGCGACAAGGCCTGCATACAAAGATCCGCCACTTTGAATATGTACGCTACCTGCAAATGATCCGCTTTGAGCAGTAATTTTTCCATTAATATCTGCCCCTGTTGCTTTCATTGCACCATTGGAGTCTACCGTAAAGTTACCACCACCGACATTAATGGTTCCACCATAAATGTTTAAATTGCTTGCATTTACTACACCTGCGGGAGTTACACTAAATTTTGCATTACCGTCATAATTGCCTGATGTATCAGCACCTGCCCAAAAAGCATACGGACCTGATGCTGAAAGCCCTGTGTAATTATTTCCCGATATGTGCAAGTCATTTTGTATTGTTGATGAGCCTACAAGCCAATCTGCAATTTGAGCTTTTTGAGTATAAAGAGTTATGTTGTTTGATCCTGTGCCATCTCCATAAAGAGTTGTCGTGGGATTACCATTGTTGTCATAAGCATAAATTCCAGTTTTATTAATAAGAACTCTTGGGCCAGTTGTAGGTGAAGCACCCGCCAAAATAGATCCGTCTGTTGAAAATGCTACTGGGTTTTGAATTAAAGATAAGTTTCCAGGATTCAGTGGTGTAACTATTTGTTGTGCAGAGTTTAAAGAGTAGCCACCAAAATCATCATAGTATCTAACTAATAAATATGTAGGGCTGTAGAAGTTAGAATAAACATTTGCTGGACTTCCTCCAGAGTAAACTAATACATAGAAGGTATAGGTGCCAGATGCTTGCTGAGTTAAAGAATTATTTAATGTTACCTGATTGCCAGATACTGATACAACATAAGTATTGTTTGGAATTCCTGGGCCAAGTACAAAATACCCGACAGGGATTGGTACATTTGTATTTCCGTCATTATCTGTTGCTGAGCTTACAGTCAGAGTTTTACTTCCTGATGCCCCACCTGAAACATAAGTTGCAGTCATGTTATCTGGAGGGTTAGCAGGTGATGTTCCCCAATCTGTTGCTTTTTGATAAATTTCTGCATATGTTGCAGAAGATGGAAGGTTGAATGAAACAGTGTATCCATCTGAGACTGCTAGTGCTGTAAACACTGGAGTTATATTTGCAAGGCCATTTACTCTTGCTGGTACGTTAAATGATATTCCATTTGATCTATTATCTACAGAGCTTGCAGATACAATTGTTCCAGTGAAGGAGCTGTAGTAAGCACCAAACTGTGCATAAAGGTTTGCCTTTGTTATCTTATAAGTTTGATTAAGGTTATTTGTTCCATCTGGGAAGAAGTAAAAAGTTCCAGTAGCATTGTTAGGTGCAGTTAAAGTTACTATAAATCTAACTCCCGCATTTGCTGCTGGTTTAGTATAGCTAATTATAATATCACTACCGCTCCATGCTGCTGATGCTGCTGTTAAATCAGTTGGAGGAGTAGTGTTAACAATTTGTATTGGAGCTGGGGTTACTACCGATGCAGCAGAATAAGCTGTATATGTTCCTATCTTATCTGTGAATCTTGCCTTAACCCATCTTTGTTGAACATCAGATGTTGTTATAACTGCAGGGTTTACAGTGTCTAGATAGACTTGTCTATATGTAACACCTGTAGGTTCAGTTGCACTTGCAGAAATATACTCTTCAATAGATATATAATTAAAGTTTGGTTGACTTGGGGTTGTATATGAAACAGTATAACCATTAGTTATTGGAGACACAGTAATGGTTGGCACAGGCAATCCACTATTATAAGCTGGCCCAGTAATTGTTGCTATATCTCCTGCATTGCCAAACGCATCAATTGCTTGGACACTAATACTTGAAAAGCTTGTTTGCGGGAACCCAAAGTAGTGTTGGTTTGCAGTTCCTGTAAATACATAAGACTGATGAGTTGTTGATAGGTTTATATTTGCATTGTTGACAGTGTAAGCTCTACCACCTGAAGGAGTTAAGATAATATTAAATGCTGAAACGAATTGATTGCTTTGTACCGATGGGTCAAAATCAAAAGTAATGCTTAAGTCAGATCCGCTCCATGCTGCTGCAAGGTTTGCAATTGAAGAAGGCTTTAGGGATGGAACGCCATTTCCTGGGTTGTTATTTTTTAAAGATGAAGCAATATGATAAGCATTTCCTGCCCATGTTCCATCATCATACCAATAGTTTGTTGGGTTGATATAGATACCATTTTTAGTTCCCGCTGGAGTGCCTGTTGTTGGGCTATTTACAGGGTTAACACCCTTACCAATTACAACACCTCCTGCTGTTACTAACCCTGCAAAGTATGCCTTACCTGTTGAAGCATCAATCCAAAATTCTTTTGCTCCTGCATTAAATCCAGCTAGCCCAGTCTGATTAAGGATAACTCCAGTCCCAGTTGTTGTGCCATTAACGACATCAAAAGCACCTGAATTAATTGGAAATGTTCCAGCAAACAAAGATCCACCAGAAAGCTGGATATCTGTATTAGAGTTTTGTGTAGAAAAGTTTCCACCACTAGGTGCAACGTTGGGAGTATTAATTGTAATTGGCGTTGAGTTTGAAGACTTAACAATAGTGCCGTCTGCTTGTGTTGTTACAGAATAAATTTGGACTTGATATGTTTGGTTTGGCTCAAGACCAGTTACAGTTAATCCCTGCCTTGTAGATGCTGACAGATCACTTGGCGGAGGAGTTGTTGTTCCTGGAGTTAAAGCTGTATTTGATCCTGCTCCAGAAGATGGGCCAACTGTAGCACCATTTGCAGAACTACCTATACTGCTTCCAGATGATACCGATCCACCCTGATTGCTTGATGTTCCCTGTTGCTGTTGGCTTTGAGTAATGGCTGCCTTTGGCATTTTAATTAAATCGAATGTCTGACCATTTACATAGTGTGTTTGAGTGCCCGAAGTAGAACCATTTTTAGGAGTTACATTTAAATAATAATTTACGCCTGCAGTCAATCCACTTACAGCAAAGGACTCTTTAGCCCCAACGTTTGCTTTAACATTAAATGTTTTTGTTACTATTTGAGTAAAATCTTGAGATGTAAATGCTACTACATAAGAGGTTACATTTGAGGGTCTAAGAAAGGAAACTGTAGCTGTATTTGCTGATACAGATACGCTAATATTTGATATTGTGCCTACAGCCATTTTTTACCCCTTTCTTATAACAACTGGATATAATATTCAATATCCAGAGGTACCCCATAATTTTTTGCTATCGGTGTATTAAGTGAAGACTTACTAATAATAAAATCACTAGATCCCAATTCTTTTGTTACAGAAGCTTTAATAGCATCAATTGTTACAACTGCACTTCCGTCTGTCTGTATTGATATTGAGTTAACCGTATTAGTCCAGTGGATTCCTGGAGGGAATGGGGCAGACAATACTTGATATCCATCATTATTTTGTAATGTATATGTAAATGGATATTGATTCCCGTATGTATCTGTAAGGGTTACAGTTAGCGTTCCAGCAACTGTATTGTATGCAAGGATCTGCAATGTATCAAGATCAGAGTATCCTAGCATGTTAATGTTATATGTATTATTTTGATATGTAGTATTTGGCAGCAGCTCTACTGAATACCCGCCGATTCTTGGAGAGTTTGACCCTTGCGGAATAAATCCAGTTACTAGCACATTGCCTGCTGTAGCTGTCCAGTTAGAAAGGTCGAAGAAATCTGTTAATATGTTATTGCTTCTATTAGCAATATCGGTTGCTCTATCTTCAGGGTATATTCCAACCTCATATATATTGGCATACATGTTTGCTGGCATTTCTGCCCTTACAACAATCATGTCTGGAGATGTAGGGGTGGCTGATTGAAAAGTTTTTAGAGTAACTGGGAATCTAAGTGTTTCAAAGTTTAACTCTAAATCGTTCACGCTTGGCGTACCTTGAATTGCTCCTACAGCCATGTGTGAGGCCCAGTTGTTTTTAATGCCACAAAGGTACTGAAGAAGAACCTTCCTACCATTAGAGGTAATTAGGTTTTCAGATCTTCCAATTTCTTGGCCATTTTGCTTAAATACATATGTACCTTTAAATTGTGAAATTTCCAGTCACCGCCTTTGATGTACCATTAGGATAAACTACACTAACACTGTAAGTATAAGCTCCTGAGAAAATTTTACCAGACATTGGGTATATACTAAAATATCTGGTTGCATCTGAGGTTGCAGCTTCGTTATAGTCCATTGTAGCTTTACCATTGCTATTTGCTTGGTTTGCACCTTTAATCTTAACTAAATATGAAGTAGCTCCTGCAAGCTGACCCCATGTCAGTTCAATAAGATTTGCTGTCTTGTGTGCAACAGTAACTGCAACTGTTTGAAGTTTAGCCTGATTAGTAGAAGCTGTGCCTCCCAAACCTTTACCTCCCGCTGCTGATCCTGAACCTGAACCTCCTACTGAACTTGCACCCTGAGAAGTTACTGGGGTCACAACATACTCATATGTTATTGGACCATCAGACTGAACATCATCCGATCCTGGATCAAACGTTACATAAACATTTATGGATGTTGATGTTGTACTTGGCACGTATTCAGTAGCATTATTATCTGCATAATCCCAATACAGGTTAGTTGGTGGGTGAAGTGTGGATACCTCTTTTGAAGGTTCTGGCAAAGTTATTGATGCATCTTGAGGGTTTAGATAAGTATATCTTTTTAGTAAATTCGCATACTCTAAATCAGATAAAACAACAATTTCTCCATAATAATCCATCTTGTATTTTGGATTATTTCTTGGATCACTCTCAGCAATGTAGAGAGTTTTACGTTTTTGAACAGATGCAGATCTACTACTAGCTGGTCTATTACTGTATGCCATTTTGCCCTCCATTAATTATATCATTTAATAAACTATTGTACATACTACATACCCACCCAAAGATTTATCGTTTGCACGAGATTGTAACTTTACAATATGAGGTCCAGAGCCTTCGGTAAATAATCCCATAGATATGTGATTATCTGCTGGATTAACTACTGATTGAGCAAACCCATAATCTACATTATCAAATGCAAATTCAACTAACGGAGCACCTTCTCCTGGCAACCAATATAACCAATTCTTTGCAGCATCATAGTAAATATTATAAGGTGCAGGCAATCCGTTTGTACCCGACCCAGTTGAAGTAGGAGTTATATATCCTGTAGCAGTTGGAGTGTTAGTGCTCGGTGGAGTCACAGGAGGCGTAGTTGATGTTGTAGTTGGCGGAGCAGATGTAATTGGAGTCGTTGGAGTATTTGAAATTTGATTTAACGTTAGAATGGTTTCAAGTCCACTGTTAAATGTTTGCTTAACACCTTGAACAAAATAATTTGTATTTTGAATATTTTTTAAGTTGTAATCAATTGTAACAACATCCCCAATTTGTACTAATGGATTTCCATATATTGATATTTGAGTATCTCTACTAAATCCATCTAGTGCTCTAAAAATATTTCTTAGTATACCAATAGCAGCAGTTTTTGATTGAACCCAGTTAGAGTTAATTGTAATACTTTCAGACATATTTGCTGGGTCAAAGACCTGACTAATTGACTGCTCTGCACTTAGCTGAATGGCATCGTTTGTATTTACCATAAATGATACATCTATGGAGTTAGTTGTATCTGGGGTTTTCTTTAGCCATATAGATGAAGGTGAGCTATTGATCACAGCAAATCTTCCTCTAAACCCTGAATGATATATACCAGAGTAATTTAGTGCATCTTCATTAACAATAATATGATTTTGTACTTCCGCCGTAGTACCATTTGCTGTGGTAACTGGGCCAGGTGCACTGCCTTTTGCTGGTGTCCAGTAGTACCAAGAGTAGCTGATTGGGACTGGGTAAGCATTAATAGCTGGTGCAAGACTATACTGTACATCGTAATAGTTGATTCCCACAACCATTGGTCTGGTCTGTAGCATGTAGTTGATTTCAAAAGTTTTATTTTTACTTGCTATAGTGTTTGCAAAGCTTTCTAATTCATAGTGGTATTGCTTTGTTGCACTATCTAGTGCAGTTTGACAAGCATAAATTTCTGTAAACGGTATAGATCCTATTGACCCAGCAACTGCACTATGGGCAAATATTCCAAATGTTCCTGTTGTATCAATAATTACATCTTGGGTTTGAATATTAATCTTATGCTTATTTAAATAGATTTCAAAAGCTGGACTCTTATATGACCCAGTTGCAGAGGTTACAATAAATCTTTCTTCTGGTGGCAAAACAACAAACTTTAAATTGACCACTTTACCAAATTCTGCAAAAGGAGAATCAGATGGATATACATCAGATTGATTAAGTAGAGATGCTGTTACATCATAATATGGTACAGAAAGAAGGGATTGCTTTTCATCTTGATTTTTATAAACATATAAACGATATGAAGGTACGCTAACACCTTTTTTATTTATTACTTTTTTCTGAAAGTCTTGTCTGATTTCTACATATACTGGATTTGCTCCATCTAAACCTACTACAATTCCCCCGCCTGCACCGTCATTTGGAGTAACAGCATTTGGCCCTATAACCATTTTTGTAGAATATGTATGATAGTCATAGCTAACCTCATGGTTGCCAGAATCATCTTTAGGAACCAAAATTGAATACTCACCTGGATTTGCAGGCATAATAATTTCATGGTTTGCAATTGTGCAATTTGATCCTGCAAGAATAGTTGCTTTTTCATCAAGGTCTGATTTATTGGTGATTATTTTGTGAGTTCTAACTGGACTATTAAATAAACCTCTTTGAACATTTGCAATCTTGCCCGTAGGATAATATTGTATCTGTCCTGTAAAACCTGCTTCTGCAGAATATGTGGCTATCGCTGCCTTTAAATCATTTGAGTTGCTGATGATGCTACTATAAGTTCCAGTTGATATGGTCGGAGTTACAGAGCTTGGATTTGCATCCTGAGTTATAGTGAAAGAATATTCCTTATCAGCAAAGCTTACTATCTCACCTTCAATAATTGCATAGCCATCATGATCTACGCCCCATTGTGTGAATGGATTAAGTACGTCATTTGGATCAAGATTAAAATAGTTTTGGGATATTGTATCTATATTGCTGTATAGATAGTTAAAGGTTAATGCGTCATCTTTATCCAATGTCCAAAGAACGTCATTCTTATCAATAACTCTTACTGCAGTTGGCCCCTTTAACCCCGTGCCTGAAGGGTCTAATGTTTTATTATTTTGTGGAATCTTGTACTTAATCGTTGCCTGTCCGATTTTAGTTTTAATTGTTTCAGTATAAGTATCTGTAATAATATTTGGGCTAACCAAAAGAGTTTCATTTTCTGGTGTGACCATAACTTTTGGAAGCGTAGAGTCATGAACAATTAAATCACTATTTTGATTACTTAAAATTTGATCAAGGTTCAAAAACTTCATTACCCCATAAGTATCAATATATGCACCTATTTGATACGCTTCAAATATTTCACGAAGAACGTCAAACACTTTTTGCTGAGTGCTGTCACAATAAAAATAGGAAGCTATTATTGGCTGGCTATTAACATATGGACTTCCATTAATAGAAGTACTTCTTAAAGAAACTTTTCTCAAGCTATCATAATCATAATCTGTAAAACCAGACATATCTAATATATTACTAATAACATTAAAGATATTTTCTGATTGACAAACATAATCCGTTGGAGACAAAAATTGTAGGTATTTTGTTATATCAAAAAGGTTAACCGTGACTTTTTCTATATCCTTATTGTCCCAGGACTCTGCGTACCAAACTCCACCAGGCAGCACTCTATCTGCGGGGGTGGTACCTGAAACAGCATCTTGAATTACATAGTTGATGTAAAACTTTACATTCTTCTTAAACAAACCTTTAAGCGGTGAAGTAGATGAGTTATTTGAAAACAAACTTAAAACATTGTTGCTAACAACTAATGGAACATTTGACAATTCTATCGTTGCACTATTTGATGAAATTGCTGAAATTGGCAATGGGCTTTGCTTGTTATCTAGCTCAGATGTAGTATCAAATGTCATCAAGAAGTATGTTAGATCTACTTCTAATCTTGGAGAAATTTCTACAACTTGCAATCTGCTCATGTCAGAATGTGCAACATCTGAAGAGCTAGCAAAATTAGAATTTATGCTAAAGCTAGTTTGATGTAATACAATTTTGTTAATTGGCTGATACGCTTCTACTTGAGATGCAATTCCAAAACGTATATCTCCTGCAAGATTAAAGGCTGGCATTGTAGACCAGGTTCCTCTTGATGCCCAAGATCCGTCTACCTGTAGATAAAGAATGCATAGTCCAGAATCATCAACATCTGCATCAGTTAGCGATATAGATCTTGAATACCCAGTCACTGTATTAGATAGGGCAACTGTAAATGCACTTGGCTTTCCATATGCTACATTAAACTTTAAAACTATTTTATTAGTATTTAGTATCTGATCATAAACTCCACCTAGGTATGGGGAGCCAATATCTGAAACAAAATATCTATAAGTAGAGTAATCTGAAACCATTCCATTTTTATAAAGAGGATTTGAATTTGCTAGGCCCAAAAGTCTTGGGTGAAATACAGCTGGGCTAATTGGCATTTGTGTTGGCCAAGTTTTTGATGTTGATAAATCTGTGCTTACTCTTCTAAAGTTATTTGGCAATGGTGTTAAAGAATTACCTGAAGGTACATAGCTTTCACCTGGTCTAAAATGTGTAAATGGTGCAGAAGTTGGCCATAAATTTCCATACTGATAATCAAATATGCTAGTTTGATAAATTTGAAGTTGATCTACAAATATATCAATTTCATTAAAGCTTGTGTCAATAGCTGTGTAATCAAGGGTTAGCGTAAAGTTGCTATATGGTGTATCAACAGGCCTTGAACTAACAAGCACTTCTACACGTGTCCATATAGCACTATCCAGAACAACAGATGTTGTTGAAGATCTATGAGAATCTATATATGTTTGTGCAGATAAAGTAACTTGAGTATCTTGGTTTACTCTTGCAAAGAATACAACTTTATAGGTATTAAGTCCATTAGGGACTGAAACATTTATCTTTGCAGCTCCCGCTTGATTTATTGTGGAAAGCTTAAGTGAACTATGTGGAGATGGATATGCGGTAGTAAATCTTCCGACACCTTCGTTGCTTACAGATGAGCCTGTTGCAGTCCACTGATCAGCATTTGTCCAATCTAAAGATACTTGAGATCCATCTCCAGAGAAAGTGGTAAGAGGTGTATAAAAGAGGTTATAGTTCCACTCAGCAGAAACTGCTGGTGTAACGTGGTGTGTGCTTCCTGATGAGAAATATTGTTTTACTGGAGTTGTTCCTAGCATTATATCTCCGTAAATTCTATATTAGCTGTGACCAAATCTTGGGTATTGCTTCTCTTCTCTACATCATATGTAAAAGATGTCATGAATACAGTATACACGGAAGAGTTGTTTACTGCACTTAAAAAGGTTCCTGGGTCGGGGGTAAATGGAGTTGGATTAGCAGAATCAGTAGATAATCCTGAGCTAATTACCTTTACGTATATTGGAACAAATACATTTGCTTCATAAAATGATTTCAACCATGCAAGACCTACGCCTTTATAGTTGTTTGGCAAAACTGCATGATCCCAAGTTATTACGCTTGAAGATGATGTAAGCTTCCAATCAGTGGCTATCTTATGTTTTCTAGCAATAACAAATCTTCTTAAAGTTCCGTCTGCCATACGGTTGGTTTTTTCAATTACCTCGTATGAAATCTTAATTGGGTTTCTATTTTCATCAGTAATATAATACCAATTTGTATTGTCAGTAGAAACTGCAATACCGCCGTTAATTAAATGAGACATTATAGACCTCCAATTGTAAAGCTAGCACCATTTTTCTTTTGCAGCTGATCTAGTGCTTTTGCTATATCTGCTGCTGATGCCTTACCTGCATTAATTGTAACAAGATATGTGTCTTGAGACGGACTTGCAGAAACTACAGAACCCATTGTTGATGCACCCTTTGCAAGTGCAACTGCTGCTGGGCTATTCATTGTTGCCTGAGTATATGTTCCCAATTGTACCTTTTGAACATTTTTGAGAGCTTGAATTTGAGCTGCAGTTGGATTAAGTCCTTGAGAAATAGTGTCTTGGAAATCAGACATTGCAAGTTTTGCATCGTCCAATGCGGACTTATTAGAGTTAGTTATAGACTGTCTATTAAATTCATCTGTTGATGCTGCTGCATCTTGTCTTAACAGGTTAGCCTTTAAATAATCTCCAGATGCCATTGCTTGAGTAATTTGATTTTGAATATCAGTCTGCTTTGTTGCATAGCTTAACTGATTTTGAGCAAGAGTGTTAACTCTGTCCATAGCTGTCTGCAATTTATCAAGATATGCAATATGCTTATTTTGCTGATCAATAAGAGTTTTATATTTATTTTGCAATGCAACTGATGGGTCTACTACAGTTCCGTCATTAGTGCTGCTACTACTTGATGAGCTGGAAGAACCTGGCGGAATTGGAGCAGTCCAATTATCTGCCCATGTTGCCCAATCTTTATTTTGCTTAAAGAAGTCTCCTGTAGCAATTGTTCCTGCTTTTAATGCTGCTGCATTTTTTTCTTGCCATGCAATAAATTCTTTTTGCATAGTAATTTCTTTACCCTTAGCAACCCAACTAGAATTCATCAATGTTTGACCGATTACGGTGTTTTCATTTACAAGTCTTAACTTATCAGCTAGAGTTTTACCGCTTGCACCGACTGTTTGAAGTTGACGTGCAAGGTTTTGCATTGATGGGTCTGTAGATCTTGACATAGCATCCGTAACGATATCTGGAGCTTTATTATAAGAAGTATTAGCTAAAGCGTTAATATAAGAATCTCTTTTTGCCTTTGATTGAGTTATATCAGTTGCCATCTCAAATGTTTGACCCTGGCCCTTATTTGTGATTAAATCATTAATTGAATTAACAGCTTCATTTCTTGCTTGCTGTGAATCTACATAGCTAACGCCAGGGATTGTCATTCCGTCCTTAGATTGAGCAAATCCCTTTAAAGTATCATTTGTAACAAAATCAATTTGTCCAGACACAGTATCGGTAATTGCTTTTTGCTGTCCGCCCTTAAATACAGCAGCAATTGCTGAATTTAATCTATCTCCTGTTACAAAACCTTGACCTGCAGTCTGGGCTAGTCCTGACAAATAACTTGTTACATCTCCTTGCGACCCACCTCTTGCTGCCTGTGCTTTAGCTAATTTAGTAAGGAAAGCAATCTGTTGATTTCCACTACCATCTCCAATATCTCTCAAACCTTCAAAATTTAATCTTTCAACATTGCTCTTATCAAGAGCTTCAATTCTTTTTACGTTTGCAGAAAGTGCATCAGGAGAAAGTCCACCACCTGCGGTACTTCCTGAAGTTGTCTGATTAATATTTACAGTTACATTCTTTGTGGCTGGAATTGCATTTACATAATCTGCAGTTGAAGAAAGAGCTGAATTAACTTTATCAATTCCATCTTTATATTGAGACATAACGCTATCACTTGTTTGATAAGCAGAGTCTGCAGCTGCTTGGTGTTGCTTTTCCATTTCAATAAGTTTAGATACACCTGAGTAGAGTAGAGAGACTGCAAATACTCCCGCCATAACTTCTGCAGCGTATTCTTTTGGAGCCATCATTCCAGCCATACCTGCAAGTGAACCTGCAGTGCCTAAAGCCGAACCTGCACTGCCACCGATCATGCCACCAACCATACCAACACCCATCATACCGCTAGCAAGGCCCATCTTGCTTGAAGCAATTCTACCTACAATGCCTCTAGTTTTAACAGCCTCTTCTTCGAGTGTTGTATTGATTGCATTTCCAGTCTGCATAGCAAAGTCTTTTGCAATAGCAAGTGCTTCTGGGGTTGTTTCAACAATTCCTTTTCCGAGTGCTTCTGGAATAGTTGCACCTATAAGATTAAACTGCTTATCTTCAGCAAGTAGTGTGTTTGCAATGTCTTGCATAGAAGTAGAAAGCATGTTTTCCATGCCAGGAAGTGTTTCTTGGAAACCTTTTTGAATTCCCTGGCCAATTGGAACACCGACTTCTTCACTAAATAATTCTGAAGGACTATTAATTCTTCCTTCTTTTTTGGCTGATACAAGAATTTCATCAACAGCATTTTTACCAGACAGTGCCATAGCTTCTGCATTGAGCATGTCTGATGCTCCCCAACCGCCTGCAACTCTGCCTGAATAAGGGCTTGAACCGCCTAATCTATTACCGCCATCTACACGAATTTCAGTAATAGTCTTTTCTGCTTTATCAACTATGCTTGCAAATGCTGGATATATACCACGAATTTTTTCTCTTACAGATGCCTCAATTTGAGTAATATCTGAATCCATAATGCCAAAATTAGGTCCAACCTTTTCTTTAAGGTTTTCAAGTTCTTGGACCATTGCATCATCATATGCTTTTTTAGCTTCTAGTACAGTTGGATCATTAGGATTAACTCCAGCATGAACTAATGATTGATCCCACTTACCCGCACCGCCAGCTTTATAATCATCTACAAACTCACCGAGGTTTGCTCCGCCTTTTCCTGGATGCATGACATTGTTATACTTACCAGCCATATCGTAGCCTAGGCCACTCTTTATTCCTACACGAGAATCTGGAGACTTTCTAACAAGTTCTTCTAAATCAGTTAATGCCTTACCCTTTAATTCAATAGCACCGCTTTTAACCTGCATCAACATATCAGATGCAGACATTTGTACACCAGAGCCTACGTGACCGAACTGCATTTGTGATGATGAATTAGCATTCATTCCCGCTCTAAATCCTACTGCTGGGACTTCCGTAACTCCCTTGCCCGCAAAGTATGATCGTAATGTTGGGTCAGAAATATCTTCTAAAGCTGTAGAACGAGATCTATATGCTGTGCCAAGGCTTCCAGAAGTAAGTTTCTTGCCAGACGATTGTACGTCTTCGATTGCACCTTTAAGATTCTTTCTCATTTCAACAAGTGCTGCTGGCTTTAAAGAATCTCCAATCTTTGCAGTAGTTGACAAAAGCTTTGATTCTTCAGCATTAATAAGTTGAATTGCTTTAGCTTGTTCTTTTGCATCAAGAGCTGAAACAACTCCAGCAAGTGGGTGATCTTCTGAAAGCGTTGTTGCGTAGCCCTTTGTTCCACTTCTATGTCTAGGCAATGTACCATCAATCATTGCTGAAATAAACGGACCATACATTCTTGCCTTATCAGCAGGGATTACTGCCTCACCTGGAGTTAACAATGCTGGATAATTATCTTCATTGCCACTTCCTGGAACGCTTGTTGTTCCGCTATTAAATCCAGGTAGGTGCATCTGTGTATATACAGATGCTTCTGTTGTTGCAACTGCACCAATTGTTTGTACTAGGCCATCTACTCCCGTTCCAACGTCAAGAGCTTTCACCATTCCATTAATACTAATTGTAAGCTTATCAATTGCACCTGCAAGCAAATCAACAGAGCTTACATTGTTTAACATATCATCATTAAACATTCTTGAAGCATTTTGAGCAGCAACAAGTTCTGGAGTTAATAGTTGACCTAAAGTCTTGCCACCTGTTGCAAGTTGCTTAATGTTAAATATACCCTTAACAAGGAATCCTATAAAGTTGGCCATCAAACCAGTTAACATGATGATTGGTCCAGCCAGAACTACACCAATTGCTATTGCACCCATAACTGTTTTAACTGGGCCTGGGAGCTTACCAAATACATTGGCAACAGCATTACCAAAGTTCATGAGTTTGGTTGCAAATTCAAGAATCTTTTGTCCTACTGGAACAAGATCGGCTTTAAATGTTTCAAGTGCTCTCTGATATTTAGCAGTTGGAGAAGATGTTGCTTGCTTCATTTCTTGGTTTGCAAGGTCTGCTAACTGACTAGATGTTGCTCCTGCAACCTTCAATGCATTTTGGGTTTGAGATCCAATTCTACCAAAGTTGTCAAGAAGTGCTGACACACGAGCAAACTGAAACTTACCAAAAAGCTTTTCAATTAATTGTTCTCTGACAAGTGGTGTTAATCCTTTAAGACCTTCTTGTAGTTTTTCAATCATTTGTACTGGAGTTCCTGCATTTTTAACTGCAGATAAATTAATTCCAAATTTAGAAAATTCTTGTGTTGCTGCAGATGTAGGTGCGATGATAGATGCAAATGCAGATTTAAGTGCGTTAGCAGCTTGTGCAGCTGGTACACCAGCTTCTTTCATAGCAAGAAGCATAACAGCTGTATCCTTATAGCTTCCACCCAACTGCTGCATAATTGGTCCAACACGAGGGATCGCATCCGTCATATCGGAAAGAGACATTGTTGTTTGCTTTTGCATATCAGATAGGAAGTTAACTGCGTCTGCTAAGTTTGTTGTGCTAACTCTATATACGTTTTGAAGAGCAACAATAGCATTGGTTGATTGATTTGTGTCAATACCGCCAAGCTTTGAAAGTCTTTCCGCCTGCATTGTAATATTAAGAAGATCTTGGCCTTGCTTACCCATTGCTGCAAAGTTAGCAGCAGTCTTAACAGTTTCAGTTTGTGCAATACCCATTGTATTGGCAATTTGCTTTCCTAGCTGTAAAACCTGACCTGAAATTTGATCAAGTTCAGCTTGGCTTGGTGGCTTAAGTCCTTCACCATAAAGTCTTTGTAATCTAGTAAGCTCTGTATTTACAGATGTAAATGCTGATGTTGCTTGCTGTCCAAATATCATTAATGGTACAGACATACCGACAGTTAACTGACGACCCGCCCACTGTGTATTCTTACCCCAGTTTGTAAGGGCTTGAGATCCCTTTTGAACTGCAATTGCATAAAGGTTTGCTTCATTTGCAGCTATCCTTGTAGCATTAGAAACTTTGTCAATTTGTGTGGGTGTATATACAGATAAAATTCCTTGCTTGGAAGGATCGTTCATGACAATTGAGTTTTGAAGTTTAGTTTGTTCAATAGCTAATGCTTTAACTTGAGTTACAGCCTCAGAAGTTTTTTGACGAATAATATTATAATAATCTGTAAGCTTTAGTTTACCTGCTGCAAGAGCTGTTCCAAAACGTTCTGTTTCGGATGTCATTGCAACTGTTGATTGTGTAAACTGCCCAGCTGAAAGCATAGTCTGCTTGAACTGAGCTTGCATGCCTGCTAGGTCTTTTGTTAGTGTTGCATTTAATCCAACACCTGAAAGATTTTTTTGAAGGAGAGCTACTTGCTCTTGAAGTGATTTAATTCCTGCATTAACAGATGAAAAATCTCCTAATGCTACTATGTTTAATTCAACATTAGCCATTAATCCTCACCCCCTAAAGTCATAAAGCCAAGACCTTCGCCTTCACCGAATCCTTCTTGTTTGGCCTGGAAGCTGTTTCGAAGATCTGCAACATCTACAGGTTCTTCCTCAACTTCATCCAACTCAATTCCCTGAATTGCTGCAAGGAACTTTCTGTCTTCAGCTGCTTTCTTTCTTGAAGCATCTAGCAAAGCCATCAACTCCTCCAAAGAAATATTACTTTCTAGTTCATCGAAATTTTTCCAATGACCCAGCAAGAAAACTTCAGACTCTAAGGAGCGTAGGTCTAGTTCGTCCCAACTAGTGCCGCTCCCAGGAGGTTTGGGTCAGTTAATTTTAGACCCCCACAAATTTCAAGAATCTTCATCATTGTAGGAATTTCAATTACATTCTCAAACTGATCTCTATCAGTTCCGAGTTCTGGTCTGGCTGATGTTTCGAGGCAAATCATTGCTGCCTTAATAAATATATCCATAGCTGCATTTTCATCTGCATTAGCTGGATCATCCATTGTCTGAATAACTTCCATAAATTTTCTAATCTGCTTAATAGGCAGAGGCTTCAATGTGATCTGTGATCCGTCACTGAGTTCAATGTCTACAATATCATATACTGCTGTTGCCAATTTATAGCTCCTTTGTGTTAGTTAAATTATACCAATATTATGCATGAATACAAATTCAAGACCCCCCGATTTCTCGGAGGGCTTGAAATTCTATATTAAGTTATAGTCTAATCAAAGATTAGATAGTTCCCCATACACGGTCAATAACGACACCGTATTCACGGCCTGCGTATGATGGATCTGTATCGTCTGGCAAGCAACGGAAGTTCACTGGGAACACGGTTGCTGCATCACGCTTAAGTGCATGCATTGTTGTATCAATAGATACTACACGACGTGCAACATAAACACGCTCCTTGTTACGGAGATCAGAAGTTGAACCACCTGTAGCTGCACCAATTGTACGTGGAGCATTACCTACGGCAATGAGTACACGCTCTACTGGGGCATCACCAAGAGCACCTGCTGCGAGATTAAGTGTCGCACCAGTTTCGCCTGATACTGGAGTTGATTCATTAAGATTTGTTACTGGAGCAATTGCAGAACCTGTATTTGCATAATAGGTATCCATTTGACCCCATGAAAGCTGAAGATTCTCGAGAGTTGCTTCTGCAAGCTCTGACTTAAGGATAACCTTAAGAGTCTGCTTGAAAAGACGTGCTGCATCAAGAAGCTGATCAACCATAACTTCACCATATACTGGCTCGTATGAAACTTCAAGACCTGTAGATGTGTAACCTACTTCACGATAATTAGCTGAGTTAATCAAACCTGTACGTGCGGAAGCCTTTGAAGAGCCACCGAACAATGTTGATAGAGCTGCATCTGTTGTTGCTGGACGGCTTGAGCCAGTTCCTGTGCTTACGAAAAGATCTGCTGCACCAACGATTACGTTTCTAGTATTTGTAGCCATTTATTTATTTCACCACCTTATTTATTTTAAAATAAAAAAGCATGTAATTCACATTTCCTCAGATAAAGCATAGCATTAAAGCTTAATAAAACAAAGTTTTACAGGTATCTTCCAGTTACTGGATCTAGGTCTCGACTATAGACATAATCTATGGTCATTACACCTGTCATCATCCCGCCTTCTGTCTGAAACGACTGAACTGGGTCATTGCTGACTAGCTTGAAAAAGTGGAAGTTGTAGGGGCTTTCTGGGTCTAGCTTTAAATTAACCTCAGAAGCTGACTTATCATACCTTCTAAATACGTCTACCATTAAGTTGCTTACAGTCTGTATCTCTTCGGGAGATGTTGAAGTAATTTCGATTGTCATGCTTTCTTGAGACATCCACCATTGTACGCCATAATTCTTTTGCATAATATCATAAACTATATAAGTCTTCCCAGGCAGTAGGTTATTAAATTCTGGAACTTGTTGAGATGGGATAATTGGAATCAGGGGCATAGCAAAGCCATCCGCTACATAATCATTTTCATTGAAAAGACCAGCATCTTGAAGTTCTTGCCATATCACTTTTCTTACATCATATGATGCTACTTTTGTATAATCTGCCATTATGCTATCTCCTTAATTGTACCGCCAACTTTATCGGCTAAAGCTTTAGCAGCTTTTATAACACCTGCAACGCCTTGACCATCATTAATTGCTTTTGAAGCATCTTTGATTAAAGCTTCATAAAAACCAGATGACTGCATAATCTTATTAGGATTCATGCTATACCATTCTACCATGTAGTCAGCAAAAGCATTCTTTGATTCCACCCCGCCTGGGTTTAGTATGTTTATGATTGTGCCAGGTGCGACAAATGTAGGTCCATTCGAACCCAGGAATGCGAGTACTCTTTGTGAGGAAAATGTAATTGGAGCACCTTCTTCCATTACTCTTGCCTTGTCTCTAAAAATATTTTTTGCTTGAACAGATTTTCCTGTTCTGCCTGGAGCTAACATTTCTGGAGGAACTGGAACTGGAGTTCTAGATGGCAGAAAAGAATAGCTAACAGTTAAGCTACCATTTAATATTGCTAATCTTTCTACAACAAATAATCTTGCTTTTGGATTTCCTACATTTCCCCACTCATACACGTGATGCATTTTCTTTGGGTTTTGTGCTGCATAGCGATCTAAATCTAAAACAAACTTTTCTCCAGTAATTGCAAATGCAGCTTTTGCTACCTCATCAACCACAGAAGGCTTTGTTAACTCTTCTACAGCATTTGTGTAGCTTTTAATTTTATTTATAAAGTTGCTATTGTCTATGGTCAGTTTTATCATTTGACTGTACTGGTACCCTTTGCAAGACTGCTTCAAAATAAGAAACTTTACCGAATGGGTCTAAGACAGCGTGAGAAGAAAATACTTCAAATATTGTGTCTGGGGTGTCAAACTTATCAATTTCAACCCAAACCTGATTGCCATCAGCACCTTTAATGCCAGATATTCTCCAACGCTTACTTAAAAGTTCTAAAGACTTAACTCTAAGTTGAAGCTTTTCTGTATATCCACCAATTGATCCTTTATCAAATGCTTTGCTATCACCTCTTGTTGAAGCTCCACCTGATTTAATTGGTTCAACTTTACATTGAATAGTTTTGTCATAAACCCATTCTCTTGTAATTGCTCCAGTATTTTCATCCTGATAGTTTTGCTGAATGTATAGATCAGCTTTCATATTCATGATTGATGCCATGATAGATGAATTAAACATTAGATTATACCAATGTTCATATTTCTATATTGGTCAAGAATCTTATCTACAGTAACGTTTCCTGTACCATTAAAAGCTCCGCCAGCCATTTCAAATGAAATTTCTGAAAGATCAACCTTCTTCAAATACTTATTACGCCAGTTAAAGTCATTTGATATGATATCGTTAACTAAGAGCATGGTGGCAAGCTTGATATCTTCTGGAACATACTTATAGCCTATGTCACCTTGGAATCTATATCGAGCATGGTCTCTAAATCTTCCATAATAAAGTACGGTTGGATCAACCTGATTATCATATCTGATATCCCAGCCCGCATCAAAAATTCTTGCTGCAAATCCAGTGTCGCTGATATCAACTTCGAATCCAAAGGTATTTAGATACGGATCAACAGTTTTATCAATTACTAGGATGTCGTCTTCCCATAACTTGTCTATGGTCAACATTCTCTCTACAAATTCAATAGCATCGGAACCATTGCCAAAAAGTTCTTGACTGCCATATCTTCTACCAAAATCTTGCTGCGTGTAGCCATTAATAATTGTTCTTGCAATCTTCTCAGCATATTGAAGATCGCTAACAGACTTGTAGTTAACATCTTGAGGTCTTGCTCCGACTCCCAAGAAATCTTCGATATCGCTAATAGTTGCATAGACAGTTTCTATTGCATAATAGTTTGTTTCTTTTGTTGGAATTGAGTTTACGTGATAATTCCAAACTACCTCTAAGGTTCTGTTAACCTGAGTCAGTGCGGGAGATATAAAGAAACTATAAACTCCCGTCGCTGGCTCGTCTACGGCTGTAATACTTGCAAAACCATTAATTGGTTGACTATCATTATCTGCATCATATACGCTAATGATTGGCAATGAATCTGCTTGCGATAGCACTCCATTGTTATATACGTTTAAGTATACCTTCTCTTGACTTCCCTTTTGTATATTCTGCAAATGAATCGCCCCCTAATTAGTTATAATACTCCTGCAGCTCTCTAGGAGTAGCAGGTCTAAAACCTTGCTGAGTATCAAAAATAGCCTGGGCATCAGATTCTGCCATTGCGACAAAAGGATGCTCTTGGGTAAAAGTATGACCTCTTACCTGATATGAATGGTTGTCTCTCTCCATCTTAACCAAAATTGAATTCTCTGTTTTCAAAATCTTCTTCTCTCTCTTCTGCTTTTCAGCAGCTGGTACATCAATTTCTTCCTTTTCGGCACCAGAAAATGAACTGTACATCTGGTACGTAATTCCTTCTTCTTCTAGAACTGCTGCAATTTCAGTCTTTGTTTTAGCTTCTGAAATATCAACGCCAAATGAATCTGCAACTTTGCGTAGTTCTGTAATTTTTAGATCTGTAAATGACATGTATTTTCCTCTCGTCATTAGCTATTATAGCAGAAAATGATCAAGGGGAATACTTTAAGTATTCCCCCGATCTTGCATCTAATTTAAATTAGAATGTGTAAGCTCCATTGCCACCCTTGACATGGGCACCGTGTGATACGGAACCGAAGTCTGCTGAGTTAGCTACTGAACCTGCGACCTTAACGTTCTTAACGATAACGTGTGCGTCGTAGTTTTCCATCTGTGCACCAACACGGATATAGAGTGTGTACTCAATTGTATCCTTCTTTGGCTGGAACAGACGATAAACTGTTACGTCACGCTTGATACCGACGATAAAGTTCTGTGGGAATGTCAAGTGGACATCTCCATGATAACCTGCTGCACCGCTGTAATCACCAGCAACGGTCTCTTCCATCAACGGAACGTTGATTACTGGAATACCAAATGCGAATGGGGTTACAGTTCCTGGTCCACCATCGTTAGCAGCTACGTCACCACGAATGATGCCAGAAGCGATATCGAATGGAGTGAAGCCAGAGCTTGTCTCTGCGGTCAAGTTGTATAGGTAATCCTGTACAAGGTTTGATCCTGTGAAGAAACGAAGCTGATTGCGACGCTGCTTGTACTTACGTGGAAGGGTCTTGATTGCAAGGTTGAATACAGCCTTGTCAAGTCCTACTCCCTGTGCATCAACGACGTGTGCATTGTCAAGTGCGAGCTGACGGAAGCCCTTGAACGCTGAAAGCAATCCTGAACCAGTACCTGTACCGTTGATCAAGAGATCCTCGATATCGTTACCAGCCTGGGTAGCCATCAAACGTGCAATGTGGTCTTCTAGATCTGGACCCTCAACGTTGTCTTCGAGAGACTCAGATGAAAGTTCCCAATCAAGACGAAGCTTGCGGGTTGTTAGGGAAATCTTTGCGAAAGTTGCTGCTGCATTTGTAATACCACCTGTAGCACCTGTATAATCACGAGGATTATCTTCTTGTGCTACGGTCATAATACGCTGTCCAACTGCAACACGATCAATCTCGGTTGTGTTAGAACGCATACGAATTGTACGTGCTGCCTTTGCAAGGATTGTTGCATCCCACATGTAATCGAGGAAACGATTAGCCTGATCTGGGTAAAGGAGACCATTACCTGAGAGAGCATTAGTATCGCCAGATGCGTTTACAGCATCAGAACCAAGATTAGTTGTATCAATTACTTTTTGTAGAAGTTCATTACTCATTTATTATTTCACCACCTTATTTTTTTCTAGATTATTTTGTCAAGCTATTAACACCGAGGAAAGTGCCTTGCCATAGACTTTTTTGCATTTTTGTTTCGCCAGATGGAGCGTCAACCCCAACGGACTTCTTTACTGCACTCGCTGATTCAAATCCTGCAAAACGATGATCAATATAATCAATCTTCGAATACATATCTGTAATGGACTTGTTGAGTGTCTCATACTTTTCGCCAAGCTCTGCGATTTGCTTCTGAACACTAGTTGATGTTTCCTCAAACATCTTTGTAATCTCTGCAACAGCTGCTGAGCTATCTGAATAATTCTTTGTCAATGACTCACCAACGAAGGTCTTAAAGTCGTTAACCATCTTCTCAAAATCAAGAGTATTCTCGACCTCTGAAATTTCAACAGCCTTCTCAATTGCCTCTGGAGCAACCTCTGGTGTTTCGTTAACTACAGCAACTTCTTCAGCTGGAGCCTCTACATCAGTTGCATTTTCAACTGCTGCTTCTGTATTTTCTGTCATTTCATTACCTCCTTCATTTAGTGAATTGTCTTCACTCTTTGTGATTTTATTTTGATCAGGATACATAAGTGTTGCTACTGTAGTATCAACTACATTAGGCATTACATTTGTTCCCGCCAAACCTGGAGCTGCTGACTCCGTTGCTTCATGTGACGATGTTGGAGCATCATCTTTCTTAAAATAAGAATCAATTACTTTTTCAATTGATTCAAACTTTTCAACATCTGCTTGTTCAACCCAACCAATGTTTTCCATTTGATTGCCACAAACAACACAGTCACGTGACGATGCTGTTGATGTTGAAGATACTTCATCAGACTTACACCAGAAAACATTTTCTGTTACAATGCCATCTGCCATCTTCTGAATAGAAAAAATATTTGCAAGAGGGTTAGCTGGGGAATCAACAAGTGACAACTCATGCAATTCATACTTATGAATTACTCTATGTGAATCTTGTCCATCATCTGACTTTTCCATTTTTGCATCTACAATGTTTCCACCAATTGAGAAACCTGTGTATGTACCATCCAAGCACTTTTCCCAAGCATCTGGAGCACCCTTAGATACGTATGCTGTTACATAAATTCCGTTATATTTCTTATTTGTCTTTGGATCAAAAAAAGAATCTTCTTTAAAATTTAACATCTTACCTACTGCAGAAGGACCGTGCATTTCACGAATGTTCCCTCTAAAACTATCAAACGCTGCCTTGCTTGCCTCAGCAGTTACAACGTCTCCGTGATGATCTACGTTGTCCAAAGACGCAAATCCAGAAACGGTTCTTTTCTCCTTGTTTACCTTTGCAATAGGAAAGGAGAGAGCGATAGAAGACTCACTGTTATTCCAGTACGTTTTTTGTAGTTCCATATGTAAATAAATAATATCAAGTTTTATAAATAAGTCATAATTTTAGGTGATATTTTTTATTACTCCTGAATTGATTTTTATGACTTTTTTAACGTCAGTTCCTT